ACCACACATACAAAGTACGACAACTGACTATGGGTGGTACAATAGATGATAATAGATATTTTCAGGTGGGAGATACAGTTGTTGGTGCTAATACTGGTTCGGTTGGTACTGTAGATTCTGTATCGTTTGACACTACTGCTGAGTTGGCCGGTGATAATGCTGTTATCACACCATTATTGATAAGTGCAGTAGGAGTTATCGACGCATTAGAGGTAACTGATTCTGGATATGGTTACGAGGACGAACAAGTAATAACAATGAGAAACGATGCTGGTGAGATTATTACTGGTGTTGCTGATGTGTCTAGACAAGGTAAATCGACTGGATATTGGAAAACGTCTACTTCAGAGTTAAACTCTAATAAAAAACTACATGATAATAACTACTATCAAGAATATTCGTATGATATTAAGACAGACATTAGTTTAAACTATTACAAAAATATTGTTCTAGATTTACTGCATATGCCAGGCTCTAAATTGTTTGGTAGTGTATCAAAACAGTCTGAACAAACACTATCAATAAATTCAGAATCGACTATTGTACAAGCTAACACATAAGGAATAAAAATGACTAAACTAATTACTAATGATTTAAAAGTGCTGCTTGCAGATCACATGTACAATTCATTTGTTCAAATTGATAATGAACCTGCCAGTACCTATCATATGGTTGGTTGTCGACCAGAGGCATTTTCGAATACTGTTCCTACACCAAATGATAGTGTGTTCGAACATAAGTATGATATACACGACAATATTTTATTTGGTAAGAGAATTCGTCCAGTAGATGTGCGATACATGATTAGAAATATTCCGTGGGTGGATGGTAATTCATATGACATATACGACGATTCTGATGATGATTTGATTACAAAGGATTATTATGTAGTCGCTGATCAGACTGATGGTAGTTATGCGGTGTTCAAATGTTTACACATATCAAGTCTCGAATCAAATCCTACTGTTAGTTCTAAACCAAACAAAAATCAAACAGCAGCAGATGAAGATGTTTATATAACTGGTGATGGGTATCATTGGAAATATATGTTTGAAATTTCAGCAACAGAATATACTAAATTCGCAACAACCAACTTCGTACCATACATTGAAGATGTCGCAGTAACGGCAAATGCTGTATCTGGTTCTATTGATGCTATCACTATCGATTCGTCTGGACTTAGTTACAATAACTACGCATCAGGTACTGTACGTGAGTCGTCTATTGGTGGTGATACTAAACAGTTTTCCTTAGAATCAGATTCGTTTGATAGGGTTATTACATACGATATTGTATACACTAGTAATACCGCAAATACATTTACCGAAGGTGATAGTATCGATATTACCGTACCATCAGCAAACGCAATAACTGTTACCGCATACAAAACTGGTACATCATCGGTATCATTTGAAATTGCTAATACTATTAGTCATATCACCCAATCTACTGTAGAAACATCAAACACCATTGTTATAACATCTGGTGGAGTTACTGCTGAACTATTACGTGTGCGCGAAGAAAATGTTGGTAAACTGTCTAGCATCGATGACTACTACATCGGTGCTTCGTTCTACATCAGATCTGGTTCTGGTGCTGGTGAGATACGAACCATAACAGATTACACTGTTACTGGTAACGAAAAAATCATCATGGTTGATACAGCATTCACAACAACACCATCACTCAGTTCAACATATAGCATCACCCCAAAAATAAACATAAAGGGAGATGGTACTGGTGCGCAAGCAATACCTATCATTGATACTACCGCAAACTCTATCGTTGATATTCAAATACTGAATAGAGGATTGAACTACACATATGCTACTGCTTCGGCAAATGGATATAGTGGAGACAGTACTGTTAGTGCTAGTTTACGTCCAATCATAGCGCCTGTTGGTGGCCACGGTTCTGATATCAAAGAAGAACTGTATGCTACTCAGCTGGGTTTATCGACAACATTTTCTAATACTGATGTTACAGGTATCACTTCTTACAATCAAATAGCAGTGATAAAAAACTTAAAGTATGATAATGTAGAGGTTACCCTAACTACTAGCGCTAGTGCTTTTAGTGTAGGTGAAAGTCTAACACAAGAGAATGTAAAGGTATTGGGTGAAATAGAATCCACCTCGGCAAATACTATTACGTTAACCAATGTTCTCGGTACGTATGAGGTCAATAGTAACTCGGTTATCGGATCTACATCAAACGCATACGGAACTGTGAGTAGTATAAATACAGATACAGAGACGTTCAATAACACTATTGACTTATCGATAACACCTATCCTTAGTTCATTTTCGGTAGGTGAGAATATCGTACAAACTAATACTGATGCTGTAGGATACATAATATCAGCAAATACAAGTGTATTAGTTATCGCCAGAGTGTTTGGAACATTTTCCACTTTATCTGCGGATAAGATTACTGGGTCGAATTCTGGTGCAACGGCAATAGTAACTGCTAAAACAGAATCCGGTATCGTAGATAATAGTGGTAAAGTAATATACATAGAGAATATGGAAGAGATACAAAGATCTTCCAATACAGAAGAAACAATAAAACTAGTTATCAAATTTTAGGAGTCGTAGTAAATGAGTGACAATTTAGATTTTAATCAACTGCCATATTTTGATGACTACAGTGAAGATAAGCTGTTTCAAAGAATTCTATTTAAGCCAGGTGTTGCTGTACAGGCAAGGGAGTTAACTCAACTACAAACCATTCTACAAAAGCAAATAGAAAAATTTGGATCACACTTTTTTAAAAATGGTTCAAGGGTATTGGGTGGTAAGTTTGATCCACAAGATCCAATCGATTATGTTAGAGTCGCATTATCCTCAAGTGCTACTAGAAAAGCATTGGTCGGAAAGGAGTTAACCGGATCATCGACTGGTGTAAAGGGTAGAGTCATTTATGCTGAAGAAGATCCGTCTCAGAGTGGTGTTAGTGTCATATTTGTTAGATACACAAACACAGTCATTACTAATGATGTTGAAGTATCGAAATTCTCTAATGAAAATCTCATCTATCTAGACGACGAATCTAACACTCAAACACTACCAACAGAGTCAACAAACACTACTGGTGTTGGATCTATTTTTGGAATTGGTTCTGGTGTGTTGTATGTGCGTGGTTTCTTTGTGAGTTTTGCTAGTCAGCAGATAGCCATCGACGCATTTAATTCTTTTGCTAACAAACGAGTCTATTTCAAATCATCATTCACTACCATAAACTCTAACCAAGATACATCGTTACTTGATAATGCACAGGGATTTAATAACTTCAACGCTCCAGGCGCTGATAGACTGAAGTGTGAGTTGACTCTAGTTGTATCTGATTTAGAAGAAGATCTAGCAGACGAAAGTCATACTCTACTAATAGAGTTACGCAATGGTGAGGTTTACGAACGCCAAGAAAGGACTCAATACAACGAAGTATTGGATGAAATATCTAAACGAACATTCGATGAGTCTGGTGACTATCTAGTGCGTGGTTGGGATATGTTCAGTAGAGAACATTTAGATACAGGATCTAACGGTGGACTTTACACCAATGCAGAAGCTGGCGATTCTAATAAATTATCTATTGGTATTGAGAAGGGACTTGCTTATGTAAAGGGTTTTGAAGTAGAAACTATTACCACACGATATCTAGATATTGATAAGTCTATCGAGTATGATTTTGTAAATGGACAATCTTCCATAGTGGGTATTGGTAGTTCTACGGTTGTTGATGAGATAGTTGGATTACCAGATCCAGATAGATACGTTATCGTCAACCTCTATGATACCGCTGAAAATCGAGTGTCTGATAAAACCGCATACAATGCGGCCGCATCTGGTTCAGTTATTGGTACTGCAGTAGTTGGAGGTTTCGTCGAAGAGTCTGGCCAGTTTGGTCAGTCGGCCGCTCAGGCAAGAATATTCTTATCCGAAATCAATATGAATTCTACATACTCATTTGATGCAGTTAGATCCATTGGTAATACGTCATATTTCTTTGCTGATACAGCACTTACATCTAATTCAGCCATATTGGATGATAATGCTAGTGAATCCAGACTCTATCACGTTGGTTCTAACTACACACGAACAGTAAAGGATTATGTCGATGCCTCGGATACGACTATCACATTTGCAAGAGAAACAACTGGTACAGTATCTACCGGCGGAGTATTCTCAAGCATATCTTTACAGACCAACGAATCACTACCGTATGGTACTGGTGTTCTAGACACTACCACTAAAAACAATGTGTTCTTTGTGGTAACCGATACTGGTGGAATTAGTACATCTAACTTAACTGGTGCTGTAACCGTCACAGGAACTAATAATATTGTTACTGGTACTGGTGATTTTACTAAATTCAATATTGGAGACTACATTGAATTTAGTGGAACTCCACATCAAATTCTATCTATCGAATCGGCAACTTCTTTAACACTAACTGCTGCAGCATCCGCCGCGGCAAGTGTAACATTTGCTAAACATTACATCGAAGGTTCTATCATCGATCTGAATTCTAAGGGTGTTGATAATGGTACGGTTAGAAGTGTTACCGTAACACCGACTACACTATCAATTGATTTAGATGAAACATTCGGAACTAGTTTTGATGCTAAGATAATTTATCGTGTAGCAAAGGCATCATCAGCAGCAATAACCAAAAATCTAAGATCAAATCGATTCGTCGAAATTGACGCATCAACTGCTGGAAGTCTGACTAAATTTTGGTTGGGTGTATCTGACGTTTATCGAGTGGTTCAAGTTAGATCGTCTAACACATCATTTACTACCAACTCAGACGGTACGGACGTTAGTTCATCCTTTACATTGAACACTGGTCAAAAGGCATCAGCTTACAATACGTCATTTATCAAAACTAATACGGCAATTGCTAATACAGATTTTCTATTAGTAGAGTTTGATTACTTTGAACCAGATTACAGTGGTGGGGTTGGATTTTTTAGTATCGATTCATATCCTATTGATGATACGATAGAGTCTGATACAACTATCAAGACAGCAAACATACCTAGTTTTTATGAGATGAATTTAAGGAACTACTTAGACTGTCGTCCAGTGAAAGCATCTACTGCTACGCCAGGCTCTACCGTAGGTACTGCTCCAACAAATCCATCTGAGTCAACATCATACATTGTAGATACTCATGGACTAAGACTACCAGTTAGTGGTACAAACATAGTGTATGACTATTCATACTATTTGGCACGTCGAGATGTATTGGCAATAAATTCGGAAGGAACTTTCTCTATCATTGAAGGAAACTCTTCAACAAATCCAACGTTGCCTAAAATATCTGATTCTTACATGAGAATCGCAAATATCTATGTTCCACCATACCCATCATTTGGTGGAACATACGCTAGAATTCTAAGAGATCCTAGTGCTGGTGTTACTATCGATAAGATGACTACAAATCGATACACTATGCGAGATATTGGTAAGATGCGTGACAGAATCACCGACTTAGAATATTACAATGCTCTAAACCTGTTAGAAACTAACGTATGGGATATTACCATACCAGATGAAAATGGACTAGACAGATTCAAAAACGGAGTATTCGTTGATCCATTTGTCGACTTATCATTATCTGATGCTGGTAACTTAGATTTTAAGGTTGCGATAGATAAACGTAAGAAAGAAGCACGACCAACATACACCGTCGATGGATTTGACTCTGGATACGAAACTTCGGTTGGTAGTGTTGTTAAGAATGATAATCTTGTTACCGCAAGTTTCACAGAAGTAACAATGATTAATCAACCATACGCAACAACTAATCGTAATATCGAATTTAGTTCATATCGATTCATCGGTAACCTAAACTTAAATCCAGATGTTGATACGTGGGTTGATGTTAACACTGTAGATAGAACGTTTGATTTAAACTCTGACTTGGAAGTTGGTGCTGAAATAAACACTGTTTGGGGTGCTGCTGAAATATCTTCTACTGGTGCGGTATCTGGTTCGGACGAGTGGAAAATCTATCGACGATATGGTGGTGAAGGTGGTCGCGGTGGTGGTAAATTTGATAGGTACTCGAACAAGAAAGGAGGTATAAGTAGAGACGTTATTGCCGAACGTCTGGGTTTAGATCCTAACGAAAGATCAATAAACACACTACCAGTGTTGTATCAAGCATTGACTGATGATGAGTTATCATCCAGATACGGTGGTACATTCAAATCTTATGCTGCTGCTAAGAAGTGGGCTTGGAGTAATAGTCATAAACAAAGCCAGAGTTTCTTCGCGGTAAAGAACGGTGATGTTGTAAACTTAGAAACAATCACAGAAGATTATACTGGTATTGAAACCACTATAACAACTGAAGAGAATCTTAATAATATTGGTACGTTTGTT